TATAGTTGATCTTACAAAAAATTTAATAGAAAGCACAAATGCTAAAAGACTTGAGTCAGGTCTTATTACACAAGAAACATATGATAAAAGAGTAGAGTATAAAAATTATGTCCCACTTAGAGGAGACATGGATGCAGTTGATGAAGCTACTGACGACAGATTAAACAGACAAAGAAAAACAGTTAATCTATTTGGAGCTATGGGCAATGAGGATAGAAGTGCAAAAGGTAGAGGAACTAAATATGCAGAAAATATATTAGCATCTGCAATAGCACAGAACCAGAGGGCCATTGATAGAGGTGAAAGAAACAAGGTAGGCGTATCTTTTTTAAAATTAATAAGAGGTGAAAACGAAAGTCAAGATGGAACTGTGGCTACAAACGATCAGTTGGCATCAGACATGTCTAAAAATATTGCATACATTGCCACTAAAGATCCAATGAATCCTAACCAATTTGCAGTAAAAGAAAATGGACAAGAAGTTTACGTAAACATTTACAGTGGATCAATAGCTAGGTCATTAAAACTTCATGCAGAACCACAAACTAATAATGGTTTTATCAGAGGATTGGCTAAATTAAATAAATGGTTATCAAACGTAAACACAACATACAACCCAGCTTTTGTAATACCAAACTTAGCAAAAGACTTAGAGACTGCTCTCGTTAACGCCCAGCAATACGATCTAGAGGGAATTACAAAAGAGATAGGATTATCAACAGGTAAAGCAATATTAGGAATAAGAAATGTTTTAAGAACTGAAAACACAGATAGTTTTTGGTCGCAAGAATATTTAAAGTTTGTAAAAGCCGGTGGTAAAAACGCTACAAACATGATGTCTAGTGTACAAGACCAGATGGAAAACATGGGCAAGTTGTTGAATGATATTGGTGGCACACAAAATCAAGGGCTACATAAGGTAGGGTTTAGAAAATTATTAAAGTTTTTAGACGATTACAACACAGCAGTTGAAAATGGTGTTCGTGTCGCTACATTCACAGCTTTGAAAAAAAGAGGCTTCTCTGATGCACGGGCTGCCGAAGCAGCGAGAGATGTAACAGTGAACTTTGCAAAAGGTGGAGAAGATAAAGTTGCAATGAATTCATTGTACTTGTTTTACAATGCCTCATTACAAGGAAGTATGGCTCTGCTCATGGCGGCTAGGAGGTCTCCAAGAGTTAGAAAGATATGGCTAGGTATGATTGCTTACGGATTGCTTCAAGATCAAATGATGGCAATGCTTAGTGATGACGAAGATGATAATGGTATAAAACAGTATGATGATCTAGACGATTACACATTAGAGCATAACTTAGTATTTCCAAGCATGGGATTGTCAGACAAGAAATTTGTTAAGATACCATTAGCTTATGGATTAAATATGGCTGTTAACTTAGGTAGGTCATTAAGTCGCTATACACGAGGCGAATACACATTTGGTCAAGCAAGTAGCTCTATATTTAACACAACTATGGAAACACTAAGCCCATTTGGTGCTATAGAAAATTGGCAGACATACGCCTTACCTACATTTTTAGATCCTCTTGCAGAACTTGGTCTAAATGTAAATTATAGAGGCGATCCTATATATAAAGAAAGTCCTATGTACGCATCTTCGCCTAGACCGGACAGTCAACAGTATTGGGGCAACACCGGAACTATACCTAAGTTTATAGTAGATCAGTTAAACAGTCTTACCGGTGGAGATGAAGTTGAAAGTGGTATAGTTGATTGGTCTCCGGATGTTATAGAATATTGGATTGAGTTTATAACCGGTGGTGCAGGTGCTACAGTTAATAGATTTGGAAACCTAGCCTTTGGAGTTATACCGGATGTCATAACCGGAGACTTTGATGGCAATATCGAATCAAGAATACCTTTTTTACGTAAGGTCATTGCCCAGCCGTCTGAAAGAGTGGACACACAAACTTATTTAGAAAATAGAAAAGGATTGTTTACTATATTTGCTAGATTAGATTTGGCAAACAGAAGAGGCGATGTAGAAGATATAAGAAGACTTCGTGCTAGGTACGGTGATGAGTTGAGGATACTTGGAAGATTTAAAGCTATAGACAATGCTAGGAATAGAATGTTAAGGCAAATAAGAGAATTGGAAAGAAACCTTAGAATACCGGATGAGACTAGGAAAAAGCTCATAAGACTTAGAACTGAAAAGATCCAAGAACTCATGAGAAAAGGTGTTGTACTTATGAGGGAAGTAGGTCTTAAAGAAAGATAGATCTGCATACGATGCATGATAGTAGTAAAAGTTTACGTAAAGTTTTAGTATCGTTCAACTAGATCCCGGTACGGGAAACACAGCTTCACTTATTCTTTTTTGTTTTTATTAGTTCTTTAAGATACCATTCAGCTTTTTGAAGATCTTCTAAGCCATTCTTGTGCCTGTGCCTCCAAACATACTTAATAATATTTCCTTGTAAATAGTACTCGTATCCATTTTCGCATGCAGATTTTATCGCATCGATACATTCAACCTTACCTTTTCTATAATGATTAGGTCTGTTTACATTGTCATTCTTCTTCATCGTCATCCTCCTTGAAGTCATCTATATCTTTAACTTTATGCTGATTTATAAATATGGGAGTGTCTTCCCCTACCCATGATCCTATTACATTGAAATGAAACCAATCTAATGCAGTTTCTTCATCCATTCCATAATCAACCATTAGTATCATTAAACACTTATCGTAATCATATATCGCTACTTGTTTTCTACTAAATGCACTTATGCTACTACCTATAAATGCATCGTCATATCCCTCTGCTAATTTCATTCTTCTCTCTCCTTTATTTTGGCTGCCGATGAAACAGAGTCCGAAATTAATTTAAAATCATTAATATCAAAATGACACATTGGTTCTTGATCTTGCCAATCGTTTCTGTCTGATCTACCCCCCTGTCGAACAGAGAAGTCAGAAAAAAAATCAATCCAACCTATTAAGTTGCTCCAATTTACGATCAACAATGATTTAGTGCTAGTGACAGATGCTAATCTTCTAGCTGACATTACTTTTGATAAAGAAATTATGTATGTGTCAAATGTCCTGAAGGCATGAGTGCGAGACTTAACTTCAGCAAAACCTACTAACTCATCGTTTCTGTACATGGCATAATCTAATTTGTATGATATTGGCATCTTAGAACAAGATACATCCCACTTTTGTGAGATGTATCCTAATATATTTTTTTCTTCTGTGAGGTTTTCTAGCGTCTCGTACTTTGCCCTAGTCATAACTTTACGTAACTTTTTCGTTTCGTTTAGTTTTTACCCAATCTCTTACCTCTTGTTTATCCCAAAGTCTTTTTTTACGTTTTTCAGCTTTGGTAACACTAAAGGATTTTGGGAAACTAAGTTCTTCGTTGTTTATAAGGTTGTATAAAGACATTCTACTGATAGAAAGATATTTTGCGACAGCATCGAAAGTTAAAAAATCTGCCTCAGTATCTATTTCATTATCAGATTTCCTTAGTGTCATCGTTTTCGCCCCCATCCGGTGTGCCATCTTCATTAAGTTTTACCATAACAACCATGTATCTAGATCCAACCCAATCTTTATGCAACTGTGGTGGCACATCATTAGGATGTATTGTAAGCCTAATATTTGTGCCATTTTTATCTTGCATCATAGATGTTTTTACAGCCTCGAAATTTACACTAGGAACACCTAGTGCATCTGTATTTGCTTTTACTTCTTCCATTTAAATCTCCCTTAAAATGATATATCAGCTAATGCATCATGATCGTTTGATGTGATTGGTTTGTCTTGAGAGGATTTATTTTGATCATTAGGATTGTAAATCTCAAAAACATTTCCCCTTAAACTTAAAAATGGTTTTCCACTTTTACCACTAATCTTTTTCCAACCTATTAAACTTAATTTAGGTTTTTGATTTCCATTTTTAATTTGCTTTACCAAGTCTTCTACTACTTCCGGTGGCAATTCTAATTGACCGGTATAGTCCGGAGACCTATCTGTCTTTCTAATTTTAGCCTCAAATAGAGTGCCACTTGGTGGATAATCAGTTTCCATTTTATTCTCCTTGTTGTTTGGATTTGATTTTGTCTGCCCTTGCAATAAAGGCTGTTGATACTTCCCCAAATGCCATAGCATCTAGTTCTTTCAACGTCTTTAGAGCCTCTGCATTAGAATTTTTAAAACTACGCAGTTCCTCAATGCTGTCTTCCGGCATAAATGTTAAGAACACTTGCTTTATGTTAGCAACATCTTCTTTTAAATTAACATTTTCCACTTTGCCGGATTTAACTTCTTTTATTTCCATAGTCTCTTTAGGTGGATCTTCTTTTGTTTCCTCAGATCCATTATCTATAGTGCCACCTTTGATATCAGCCGGTCTTTCTTCTTTAAAAGCATCAGCCTCATCTTCTGCATATACATCTCCATGAAGACCAACTAGCTTTAATATCACACGATCTTTGGCTCTTTTTTCAGCCATAGCATATGGATAACTGTTTTTGTTATTTGATGGGGATGCCTCTCCTATAGACCATTCTGAACTATCTCCCATACTGCCGGTAACAAGTAAGCTGACAATCTTCTTTTCAGAATTACTCTCTAAAACAGTTGGTTCGTTAAAGATAATTTTTTTGTGAACAGCGACCTTTTCTAATGCTTTATGTAAAAGGACATAAGTTCCATGACAGTTCCAACCGGCTTGTTGTGCTGTCATTCCAATTTCTTTTAAGGTTTCCTTAACCTTATCCGGCACTTCATCTTTCATTTTCTTCCTCTCTCTCTTTTAATTTAACTTCTAAAAATAAACCAAATTGATAACCTAACTTGTAATAATGCGAACTCTTTTTGCTTTCATAAAGATCTTTACTTAAAAAAGCATCAACAACTCCCTCTTTAAAAAAGCCAAGATAAGTTCCTCTTTTCTTTTCTAGTGCATTTTCCATTCACTTTTCCCAACATAGAATTTCACTTCTTGTGCTGTCGTAATGACTTTTACTTGTAAAGTTTCTTTGGAACGTAGTCTTTTTTATACCAACGTCAGTTCTTTCGTATGTAATAAGTTCTTGACTAATTATATTTCCCTTTTCTTTAGGGAAATAGCTGTCATCTAAGATCTCATTAATTTTGCACAAGCCATTTGTAGGCAAGTAACACAGATCAATTCTGTCACTCATTTTATTCTCAATTTATCTTTGATTGTGTCAATGATGGCATCAATCATATCACGAAAAACACTACTATTGGTTTTGTTTTGTGATTTTGCAGTTGCCTCTCTTATATGTTTTTCATATGCCTCTTTCTTTGTAGGCTCTTTAAAAGATGGTTTTAGTTTTACTACACCACTTTTTTTAACTTTTCTTACAACCTTTTTAGGTTTTGTTTTTTGTTCTTTCATAATGTCCTCTCTTTATATTGGTTACAAAATTCAGCAACTGAACAATAGTTGCCACATCGTGTGTACTCGCCACCACGAAATTCTAATTCTAATTCTGTTTTTTTGATGTATGCTTTGTCAGTTTCATTGTGCCAATTCATGTATTTGATAGCCTCTTCCTCACTATCTAAAACTCTTATGGCTCTTTTCTGACCTTTTTTCTTAACTGCCCATGTATCATTTTTCTTCCACATTTCTTCATCAGAACATAATGGAAGTTCACTATTTAAATCATAACCTACTTGAGCCTCTTGATGTAATGACAATCTTTCTGAAATGTATTTGTGTGTAGCCTCTTCATCCCACATAGGTATATCAACAAATACTATAGGTGCTTTTGGATAGTTTTCTTTTTTGTCAGCATCTCTTCTGTTCCAATCTCTTAATATCGCACATATTTTTAAAGAGCCAACTTTATGCTGAGTTAATTTATGTTTATTCCTACAAAGCCAAGCATAACAATTAAGCTGTCTTTCCCACTCTATTTTGCCATAGATAACTGACCAAACAGATGTAACTTTGTAATCAATTATTGTCGTAACATCGTTAATTATTTCTTGTCTATCTAAAGCACCGGATAATATCCAACCATTCAATTTGGAGTATAATCTTTCTTCAGTTATTATATCTTTAGATGGATTTGATTGTTCTAAAACTGAGTGTACAGCAGTACCAAATAATGCCCAAACCATATCAACAGCATCAATTTCAACGTCTTCATCATAAACGTCTTTCATAATCCTAACTCTAGGACTATCGATTAATGATGTTACTGATATATCAGCTTTGCCTTTACTGTATTTATCGTTTATGGCAAAATCCACAAATGGTTGTGGCATACCAAACTTATTGGTAATCTTCATGTCAATCTCCTGTTATGCAAGTACAAATATATATGTAGGTAAAATAATGTCAACAGAAATACAAGAAAGTTTTAAATTTATTATTTATGGAGAACCGGCATCTAAGGCAAACTCTAGAAAAATAGTGAATTTCGGTAAAAGAATGGGAGTTATAAAATCTCAAAAAGCTAGGGATTATGAGAAAAATTTTGCAGAGCAATGCCCTACTTTAGAAAATCTTATTGAAAATGACGTAAAAGTAGAGTTAATTATATACTATGCATCTAGAAGACCGGATCTAGACGAAAGTGTGATCTTGGATTGTATGCAAGGAAAAATTTATGTTAATGACAGACAAGTCAAAAGAAAAATTGTTTATTGGGGTTTGGACAGAGACACACCACGAACTCACATCAGAGTCACGACTTTGGAAACATGTGATTTGCCAAGCGATTTCTGATTCATATCTTGGTACTGCTAAAGAAAAAATATCAGTTGGGGAGTGGATTTTAACTGAAGATTTTGTCGCTGTTTGTGATTTAGCAACATTAAACTCAGAAAATTTGTCTAATAAAATTAAAGAAATATTAACTAGCAAACCTTTGATAGCTAGATATTTAGGGGAGAGATTAAAGAAAGTTATTCAAGCTAGATCTTTGAACATGTAATTTTCCATATATAAATATATATTATATATATAAATATATATTAATATTATAAATATATATTAAAATTATAAATGTAAATTTTATTTCTTATTGACGAATAATTATTTTTGGAATAATTAGTAATTGTGTAGTAAGGAGAAAATTATGGAAATCAAACACTCGATCAAGGATGTAGCCTTGAGACTTGGTAGTGGTCAGCACAAGGCAAATTGCCCTTTTTGCTCCCACACTAGGAAGAAAAAAAATCAAAAAACATTGTCTCTAAAAGTTGATGCTAATGCAATATTTTATAATTGTTGGCATTGTGGAGAAGATGGTGGCATTAAGTTTAACGACAGTAAACTAAAGATCGTGAGGAATCAAAATATGCAAGAGCAATCTAATCCTTTATCTAGTTACGAAACAGAGAAATGGGGTGTTCTTGCAGAAGAAAATGGTAGTTTGCAATATTTGGAAAGCAGAGGCATTTCTAAACATACAGCAGACACAGCCGGAGTAAAGTTTACAAGAAAATACATAAGCACAGCACAAAAAGAATTACCTTGTTTAGTTTTCCCATACAAAAATGAAAAGGGATTGTTTCCTTTTGCAAAGGTAAGATCATTTCCGGATAAAGGTTTTTCTAGTTTTGGCAAGGCATCCAAGTTTTACAATATCGATAACATAGAAAATGTTGAAGACATTCTTATTTGTGAGGGGGAAATGGATTGTCTATCGTTTATGGAAATAGGATTTAATAATGTTGTTTCTATTCCTCATGGTGCTGTTATGAAAGTTGTTGATGGCAAGATAGATCCACA